TAGGTGCAGTTGTAGATAAAATATTTAAAGATAAATCTGATACAAGAAAGATTGTAAAAGTTCTAGATAAGTTTTGTGAAGAAAAACTACAAGTTGCAATTGATAATAGTTATGACAAACTTGCTAAATATGTAAAAGCATATGACCAAAAGATGATTATGAAACGAGAAGTAATTGCTAACAAAGGTATATGGACTGCCAAGAAAAGATATATTCTCAATGTGTTCAATGAAGAAGGCGTTGATTTAAAAGAACCTAAGTTAAAGATTATGGGTATCGAGGCTGTTAAAAGTTCGACACCTGCCCCTTGTCGTGTTAAGATTAAAGAAGCATTGAAAATAATTATGACTAAAGATGAGGCAGCACTAATACAATTCATAGACGAATTTAGAACACACTTTAAAAAACTACGACCAGAAGAAATTGCTTATCCTCGTTCATGTAATAATCTTAAAAAGTATTCTTCATCAACAGACATATATCAAAAGTCAACACCAATTCATGTGAAAGGTGCTTTACTGTATAATAATTTACTAAAGAAAAACAAGTTAGTTAAGTATGAAAAAATACAAGAAGGCGATAAGATTAAATTTATTGTTTTAAAAGAACCTAATTCGTTGAGAGAAAAGGTAATATCTTTCCCTACACACTTGCCAAAAGAATTTAATTTACATCAATACATTAATTATGATGAACAGTTTGACAAGTCATTTTTAGAACCATTACGATTTATCGTGAACGCAATCAACTGGAATTTTGAAAAACAATCAACCTTGGATAACTTCTTTTAATGAAAGAAAACGCATTTACACACTATGAACGAGACAATGAACTATATAGCCGTCTCTTAGCCGCCGCTACAGACGGTAAACTGCCTATCTTGACATCTACTATCTTCGAAAAAATGAACGCTGAGTACGGCAAAGAGAAGATGAGAACACACTTGGCAGACTATATTGCTAGTGAAAAACCAGTATTTCCTCTCAAAGAAATCACAAAAGAAAACATGAGAAAAGCATTTGCTAATCTTAAAAAGTTTGATACTAACACCATTTGCATTCCTAACGAGCAAGTAGAAAAAGAAGTATTTGAAAAGTATGATGATTACAAATACCCTTATAATGAATACGGACTTGGCTTGATAAATGGTGCTAGTACCTTTAATGATGTAAGTAATTATTTCATGCAAGATTTACGACTAGAGTGTAGTAGTTATGGCTTCAGAGCACCTAAAGAAGTTTGGGAAAATGGAGATGCTTATGCTATATGGAAATGTTTAGGTCCGATATGGCGTGGTATTAATGATGTTAAACTAACAAAGATAAAAGAATTAGATGGTACCGAAACTGAGAAATTAGTAGGTGGTCGATTAGATGAAAAGAGTTACATCTCAGCATTTAGATTGGGCACATATATTGCAACACAATTTAAACCAGTTGTTGCAAAAGCAATCTATGATATTACAAATGCTAAAACAGTTTTAGATACAAGTTGTGGTTGGGGTGATAGACTTGCAGGATTCTTTGCTTCAGATGCTGAAGAATATTATGGTTGTGACCCTAATCCAAATACATATCAACGATATCAAGAACAGATTGCCATATACAATAAACTTTTATCCGTACCTAAAAAAGTTCAGATATGGAATTGTGGTGCTGAAGATTTACCATATCATAAACTACCAAATATAGATGTTGCATTTACAAGTCCACCATATTTTTCTACAGAACAATATAATAAAGGTGGTGAAAAACAAGAGTTACAATCATGGCATAAGTTTAACGAGTATGATAAATGGCGTGATAATTTTTATTTATCAGTTGCAGAAAAAACTATGGAAGTTTCAAAGTTTATGTTTGTAAATATTATGGATCCAAAAATTCATGGTGTTCGTTATCGTTCTGGTGATGAATTAGTGAATAAATTTAAAGATAAATTTCTTGGTCAGATTGGCATGAGAATTATGCAACGACCAAAATCAGATACACTATTTAAAGATGAGCAAGAAAAGGCTGATTTTATGAATAAGATGTTTATAGAAAATGTTTGGTGTTTTGGTCCAGAAACAGACCTATTTAAAAATTCAAGAAAGGCAACTTTAGATGAGTTTTTTGCTTGACAAAGGGCTATGCATAGTGTATAATAACATCAAAAAGAACGTAATAAGAGGAGGTAGATAATGAGTGATTTTTTGAAAGAGGTAATTAAAGAAACTGGTAATGAATATGCTAGTTTAGTATCAGACGGTGCATCAGGTGATGTAACAGATTTTATTGATACAGGTTCTTATATATTTAATGCATTATTAGGTGGTGGTATACACAAAGGTTTACCATCAAACAAGATAACTGCTATCGCAGGTGAAAGTGCAACAGGCAAAACTTTCTTTGTACTAGGTATGTGTAAACATTTTCTAGACCAAAATCCTGATGGCGGTGTTATATTTTTTGAAAGTGAATCAGCTGTATCAAAAGAGATTATAGAAGAAAGACAAATTGATAGTAGTCGTATGGTTGTAATGCCAGTTACTACTGTTCAAGAATTTAGACATCAAGCATTAACAGTATTAGATAAGTATATTACTCAAGATTCGTCTGAAAGAAAACCATTATTACTTGTATTAGATTCTCTAGGTATGTTATCAACTACTAAAGAGATTGAAGATACACAGGCAGGTAAAGAAACTAAAGATATGACAAGGGCACAAATAGTAAAAGCTGTCTTTAGAGTATTAACATTAAAGTTAGGTAAGGCAAAAGTTCCTCTTATCATAACAAATCATACTTATGATGTTATCGGTAGTATGTATCCACAAAAAGAAATGGGTGGCGGGTCTGGTCTAAAGTATGCGGCTAGTTCTATTATCTATCTATCAAAGAGAAAAGAAAAAGATGGGACAGAAGTTATTGGTAATATTATTCATTGTAAAAATTACAAATCTAGAATAACAAAAGAAAATAAAGTAGTAGATGTTAGATTAACTTACGATAAAGGTTTAGATAGATATTATGGCTTACTAGATTTAGCATTAAAACATAATATATTTAAATCAGTATCAACGAGGGTAGAGTTGCCAGATGGAAGTAAAACATTTGGTAAAACAATTAATAATAGTCCTGAAAAGTATTTCACACCAGAGATACTAGAACAGCTAGACGCTGTTTGTGCCAAAGAATTTAAGTATGGAGACCACATTGAAGAAGTCGAAGATACCACCGACACACCAGACGACCAGTCCTAAACACCGAGAAGATTATGTCTATGTTGAAAAGCCAGGAGAAGACTTTACAGCAATTCAATTAATTAGTGGACCATATGCAAGTATAGTTCTTAAATATGGTAATGTAGGTTTTAGACCAGAAGAAGAAAAGACACCAGATGGTGCTTTGCCTATGGTGTTTGATTATACTGTTATTGAAAACAAAATTACGGCTGATACAGATAGTCAAGAGTTTATAAATCATATTGGCGATATTCTAGTTGTGTTACTTGACGAACAATTGTCTGGAACTTGGTTTAGTGAACAATTAAAAGAAGGAAGTTAATGGAAAGAATTGAAAGAACAGCGATTAGAAACTTAATTCACAATGAACAATATTGTAGAAAAGTTTTACCTTTTATTAAAGAGGAATACTTTACTGATAGATTAGAAAAAGTATTGTTTACAGAAATCTATAAGTTTGTTAATAAGTATAATAATCTTCCTACAAAAGAATCCTTATCAATAGAAATTAATGGTAACAAATCTATTAATGAAGATGAGTATAAACAAGTTACTGATATATTATCTACTTTAAATCCTGAACCAGTTAATCTAGAATGGTTAGTTGAGACAACAGAAAAGTTTTGCAAAGACCGTTCTATTCACAATGCAGTTTTAAATGGCATACAAATCATAGATGGTAAAGATAAGAACCATACATTAGAGTATCTTCCAGAGTTATTATCAAATGCTCTTTCAGTATCTTTTGACCAGAAAGTCGGTCATGATTACTTACTTGAATCAAAAGAACGATATGATTATTACAATCGAAAAGAAGAACGACTTGAATTAGATTTAGATTTCTTTAACAAGATTACAAGAGGTGGTATCCCAAGTAAGACTTTAAATATCTGCCTTGCAGGTACTGGTGTTGGTAAGACCATGTTTATGACACACCTTGCTTCATCTGTTTTATTACAAGGTAAGAATGTATTGTATATAACTTTAGAGATGGCTGAAGAAAGAATTGCTGAAAGAATAGACGCAAACTTATTGAATGTCGGCATGAGTGATTTAGAAGAATTACCTTATAAGATGTATGAAACGAAGATAAATAAGTTACAAAGTAAAACAACAGGCACATTAATTATTAAAGAATATCCTACTGCTACTGCTCACACAGGTCATTTTAAAAACTTGCTTAGTGAATTAGCATTAAAGAAATCTTTTAAACCTGATATTGTATTTGTTGACTATTTAAATATCTGTACTTCATCTAGATTTAAGTCTGGTGCAAATGTGAATAGTTATACAATGATTAAA